CAACGGCCTTGGTTGGCTCAATGGCAACATCTACATATAATTCATTACGATCAATTCTACTTGGTGTGTTGTTGGTTTCGTCGCATACTACTGCAAAGTCATAGATAGCTCTTAGACCCACTAGTTCTAGCATCAAACTTTCTACAGCTTGTTTAATTTCATCACGAGTGATAGAATCGTTTGGCTCAAAGATATATGGACGAGCTAGTTTTGTCAACTGACTGCGTAGATATACAACTAGACGTGCCACATTGATACGATCCAGTGATGATGCATTTCTTGCACGAGTCTTTTGACCATAAGCTACCAATCCTGTGCCTACAAAGAACGGAATTGGATTGACTTTTAGATCATACAGTGTGTCACGCTGTCCGTTGTTTAGGGCAACGCTTTGGAATTCACCTGTCAACGAATCAATGTATCCCACTGCTGTGGCATTGGTAATACCGCCACGACGTGTTCCTGCCGGTGCAAACCAAGGGAAGCTCACTTGGTCGCTTAGAGCAATAGTTCTCAGCATCATGTGACTGGCCGGAACCACAGCGTTAGCACCTGTAAGATCAGTGGTAAATCCATTTGGATAATAAACCGCTGCATATTCGTCATAGGTAACAATACCGTTGTCTCCGTTGTCCAGTGCTAGGTTAGCGTTGGTACCCCAGGTTGTTAGGCTTGTTGCATCGCTCTTTAGACGCAATGGTGTATCGCCAACCACAAAAGCTGTGACCTTGCGATCCAGATTCAAGTTGATCAAATTGCTAAGTGCTTCTGGATATCCAGGGCAAGCAATTATATTGAAGTTTCTGCGTTCTTCGTCACGTGCTTCTTCGCTGGTGTCAATAGCACTCTTTAGTGCAGCAACCACAGCTGATCTTTGTGCCTTGCGACCAAAGCTGCCTGAACCATCTTCATTGTTAGGACTAGCTGTGGTCCAACGATCTGGCCAGTATGCTTCCATACTAGGTGATCCAGATTGTCTTTCGTTGTCTGCTGTGGTGTCAATATAACCATTGTTGTATTTCTTGACATTTCCACCACTTCTACGTAGGTTCCATAGCAACATACCCTTGGGATATAGATCTGGATCTGGCGAGTCTGGATCTAAGAAGTTGTTGGTCAACAAGTCTTTGATTGATCCAGTGGGTGCAGCAGTAGCTGATCCACCGGTAGTACCTGCACGAGCATCTGCAAATAAAACACCTTCTTCTGTAGTTTGATCAGTCTTGTCAACTAATACCCATTTTTGTGCAAGTTTTGTACCTGCATCAGGATTGAATTTGTATATGCTTGGGAAATTTTCTAGATCAGCTGTGCTGATCCAAATGTCACCGCTGACTAGTGCAGTACTGTCAGTTTGTGTTTCTGGCATTGAAGCAGATACAATCGGCCCTTCAGGATCAGTACCAGTGTATCCTGTAAAGTTTTGATAACCTACCCAGGTTGTGCCATTGTGTATCATTAGATCCACATCGCCAAACGCAGGATTATACCATAGTTGACCATCTGCTGGTTCTTCTAATGGAGCATCTGGGGTAGCGGCAAACACATCATTGACCAGTGGGATCCACAAAGAAGCCAAATAACTTTCTGGTGCACCTGTGGCCAACCCACTTGACAATGCATAGAAATTACTAGTTCCAGCACCTGTTGCTAGATTGTAGGCTGCAAACAATGTACCAATACAAGTGCCTGTGACATCAGTTAGTCTAATGTCGCCACCTGTCTTGTGTGTGAGTACCAATTCGTTATTGGTAGTAACACTGGCCACTACATTATTTGTGATAGCATCGCCAGCACTGTCAACATAGTTAGCACCATTAATCAATCCTGCAATAGTGAATGCATCATCGGCTGTAGCTGCTGCTGTAAATGTAAATGTACTTGCTGCACTTAGTGCCGCATCGCCAACAATTGACTGTTTGATTGTGAAAGTTCTTGATATTGCACTCAGTGTGCCTGTAGTAACAATTTTAGATTTAATTGCAGTTGTGCCGCTGGCTGCTCTTTTCCACAATCTAAATGTAGTAGTAGCCAATGTTTCATCCATGGCATCAAAACCATTCACTGCCCCAGTGGTAGCAGAATATGATCCTGCATCTTCTCTAGCATTTGTTTGTACAAATAATGCATCTTTAGGAAGATTTGCGCCGCCACCGGATTTATCTAGAAAGTATAGTGCAGAGTGCGGGGTTGCATACAGGGGTGCTTCATTAGCCATCCACGAATCAGTAGTTTGATTGTAACGTTTTACTCTCCAACGAGATCCGTTGTTTGGCTCAGTTGTTTTTAACCATACAGAACCTGTAGGACGAGCATTTACAGTAGATCCAAAATCTGATCTCTTAAACAACGGTATGCTGGTGTGTGGTTGTTGGGCAAGTACTGGGCACATATATGTGCCGGCAACAATGTTCAATTTACCAGTACCAGTACCCAGTGCTGTTCCACTGATAACAATACTACCTGTTCCGCCTGCGGTCGCAGTGGAATCACCGTCTGTGGCTGTGGAAGTACCGTCGCTGTATAGATACAATCTGTTGTTGCTGACAGTGGCTGTGATACCGCTGCCGTTCATTAGAGTATTGATGCTGGAAAGACAGGCAGCAAGACTAACACCCACTGTGATGCTTACGTCATTGATAATCAATGTACCTGATAATGTACCAGTCACTGCTGCAGAACTGAATGCTGTGGGATGACTAGCTGTCCAGTTAGGACTACCAACTAGTACCCATGTACCGGCTGTGATACCAGCAGTGGCATTGCCTGCACTCTTGTAGTACATTCTTACCAGTTCATCATCAGCTAAAAATGTTCCGTCGCCTGCGGCTGTTTGAAACACCACAGCATAATCACCTATTGTGCCTACCGATGTTTTTGGAGCATTGCTGTTGATGTTGTCAAGATCAGCGTCTGTGAGTACCAATGGGGTTTTAGCAGTAAATTTTTGACCGCTGTCTGCTAATGCCAAGCCATTCCATTCGTTGATTCCCCAAGTAGTAGTTTGTGTGTCTACCCACCACTTGCCGTCAGCTGGATCCGCTCCCGGTGCATCTGTTTGACCTTCTAATTCATTTAGGTTGATATCTGCACGTAGGATAAATGCAGAATTTGAAACGCCCAACAAGCTGTAAGCAGCTAGTAGACCGTATTCGTTTCTTTCGCCACCGTGTATAGGACTAGCCGATACTGTCTTTTCAAAGAACGGTGAACCAAATGTGTCAACAAGTTCTCGTTGACTGGTCATTTTGAATACCTTGCCTGCATTGGCTGCAGTGGTACCTGAAGCTGTGCCTGTGCCAGCTCCGTTTATTTTGTTTTCAGCAGTGGCTACAACAATTAACGGAACCGTACCTGGTTCAGCTGGAGTATAAAAACTCTCGTCAATTACTTGTACTTCTACGCCTGGTGATGTTAGTGCCATTCGACTGTCTCCTAGGGTTAAATCAATGTACTATTATTTAGCGCCATCACAAAAAAACCCCAGGATATACAAGATGGCAAAGGGGCTGAAAAGGCTTACTTCTTTTAAATAACTATATGAGACCTTTGTGTAAATGCGGTTCTAGACCCCGTGCTGTTAACTATAAAAAGAACAACAAGATCTATTATCGAAGCCTGTGCGAAATCTGCATGGCTAATGGTCTAGGTTTTGGTATTCCTAGATGGTATCGCTCCGGGTATCGAATTAAAAATCAATGCGACAAATGTGGATTTCGTTGCGCCCACAAAGAAGTTTTTAAAGTATTTCATATGGACGGCAATCTAGACAACTGTCGTCATAACAATTTAAAAACTGTGTGTTCAAACTGTGCTCAAATACTAGGCAAAGAAGGAATCACTTGGCGACAGGGCGATCTTGTCGCTGACTACTAGACTGGCTGACTGTCTGTAAAGATCATCAATAGTACTGTTGTTGTCAATGACCACATCAAAATCACTACCTAGCCAAGCCCACTCGCTGGCGTGTATCTTGCGCATTTTCATGGCATTCAATCCCACATTGTTGCCTTGATTAGCACTAACTGCATCTGCATACCAGGTAGGCAGTATGCCTCTTTGTACCCAAACAATGCTGCCTCCTGCACGTTTTAGTGATTCAATTTCATTGGGGAATCTGCAATCTGAAATAACAATATTATCTCGACTGTTACGCAGTTTGTTTTCTAGGCTAGAAATCCAGATATCATCGTGGAATGCCTTACGACAAACTTCAGTACCCCAGTATTGCAACACCCATCTCGGAGTCAATGTAGGCATATCAAGTCTAGCGGCCCACCATGGATCAACCTGCTCGCGCCATTCTCTAGCTTCTTTGGTACGGCCTTCGAGCATGACTCGATCCCAGCCAAAAACTGCTGCCACTGCATCTTTAAGAGTTGATGCAAAACTTTCTCTACGGAACTCGTGAAAATTCACTAGGTAGTCTGCAACTGTGTCTTTTCCTGAGCCAATAAAACCGCAAATTCCAATAATCATAATATTCTCCAACTGTATAAAGTATACAGGAGAATATTGCTGCGGTCAACCTATAATAAAAGTATATCCCTGGCCGCCTGGTACTAATTTTATCAAATCATCTGTGAGTTTTTCAATTTCAGCCGTGGCTTCTGCTTTCATTGCTGCACCGTTTAGGCTGCTTCCGCCTTGAGGTCCAGCAATTTGAGCAAACTTTTCACGGGCTTGTCCTAGCATCATCTTGCAGTTGGCCAAACTATAATCTTTGATCCATTGTCCAGCATAGGTATCGTCAATGATGGCAAAATCTGGCTTGGTGTTATAGACCCATAACATTACTTCTTCGTCGCCTCTAGGACGCTGTTGAATCATTATCTTGCGACTCTGCGGTTGCCAAGTAAAATTGATGAAAGATCCAAACATCTTGCCCACTAATTCTTGATAACCACTGAACAATTCGTAGGTCAGTAGTCCTCCCATATTTGTTGAACTCAACAAATAGGTGTTGGTATAGGCCATGTTGAATGGCTCAAATACTGTGCCGCCTGTGCCGTTGCCGCTTCTTGAACCAACTGATCTACGAAATATCTGTCGCACCTGTTGTACTTCTTTTGGCAAAATATATTCTTGCTGGTTTTCTCTCAGTGTTAAAAACGCATAACTTTCTTCAACAGCATTGTCTGAACGCTGTCGAAACACGCCTAATGCTCTGTTTAGTGCAGTTTCGTAATGTACGGGATCTAGTTCTACATCAATCATGCCGTCGCCCAGCATGGCTTTGCAATAACTAAAAACTTCTTGCTTGGATTGGTCTATTTGGCTCATACTGTTATTTATCGTAGCGGTAAATATACTACTATGCCAAGACTAAGTCTTTACCGTCCCGAAAAGGGCAATGATTATAAATTTATAGATAAAAATATCTGGGAAATGTTCCAGGTTGGAGGTACTGATGTTTTTATACATCGATATCTAGGACCCGGATCTACAGGTAATCCAGCCTCGCCTACTCTACCCGTGTATAACACAAGCGATCCTACACAGATACAGGATTTGCTGTTCCTAGAAAATAGAGATCGCAAATACGATCCCGACATTTACGTAATGCGAGGTGTGTACAGTCTACAAGATCTAGATTTCAATCTCAGTCAGTTTGGATTATTTTTACAAAACGACACAGTTTTTATAACCTTTCACATCAACGATACTATTGAAAAATTAGGTCGTAAATTGATCAGTGGGGATGTTATTGAACTGCCACATCTCAAAGACGATCATGCTCTCAATGATTTTCAATTTGCTCTAAAAAGATTCTATGTGATTGAGGAAGTAAATCGAGCCGCGGAAGGATTTTCAGTTACTTGGTATCCGCATCTATATCGTGCCAAATGTAAACCACTGGTTGACAGTCAAGAATTCAAAGAAATACTAGATCAAGTTGCCAACAAAGATGCAATGGTTGGCACATACAATGCAGCTGTGACCTACTATCCAGGCGATGTTGTTACTGGACTGGATGGAAAACATTATACAGTGCTACAAGAAGTTACCGGAGTTGCGCCTCCTAATGCTGTCTATTATGAACTAGCCGACAGCCTACGAAACATAATGAGCACCTACGAAAAAGAAATGCAGATCACTCAGGCAGTTCTCGATCAGGCTGAAGCAGATGCTCCGAGAAGCGGCTCGGATACCACACAGTTTTACACGTTGACAGTGGATGAAAATCAATTGCCGGTATTAGTCAGCGCAGATACCAGTCAATTAGACGCTAGTCTAGAAACTCAGGCCACTGATGAAGACGGCAATCTCTTGTACAACACCGATGGTACTCCCGTATATGTAGGGGCCACTGCTGCCACTGCTCTGTTATCATCAGAAGTATCTGGTTATAACGGATACCTAGTAGGCGGCGGAGTTCCTCCAAACGGTGCGCCATTCACAGCCGGTATAGCCTTTCCGATAGCTCCTGCAGATGGTCAATTCTGTCTACGTAAAGATTACTTCCCTTATAGGTTGTTTAGATACAACGGATCAAGATGGGTCAAAGTTGAAGACAAGGTGAGAATGACCATGAGCAATCTCGGACCAAGTGATGTTGGAGTGAGCGATCAATTTGAAGGCAAAGATGTTCGCCTGACACAAAAAGCTGGGTTCATCAATAATACAAATACAGCCACAATAGATGGACACACTGTGAAAGAAAGACAGAGTCTCAGCAAGGCTCTTAGACCAGAGGCAGATGAATAATGGATTATTTTTACGATGCGCAAGTAAGACGATATGTCACCCAGTTTATGAGAATCTTTATAGGATTCAAATATAAAACTGGAGGCGATGTTCCTGAAGAGCGACACGTGCCTGTGTTGTACGGTGATATGACTAGACAGGTTGCTAGCATGATCAAAGACAACAGTGAAAACAAACTGTCAACGGTACCTAGAATAGCCTGTTATATTAGCGGACTTGAGTTAGATAACTCTAGAATTAGTGATTACAGTTTTGTTAGTAAACTATCTGTGAGAGAACGGCAGTACACCACCAATCCAGCAGGTGAAAGAGAATACGGCGGTGTACAAGGCGGTGGTTACACCGTGGAAAGACTCATGCCCACTCCATTTAAACTGTCTATGAAAGCAGAAATTTGGACCAGTAACACAGATCAAAAACTTCAATTGCTGGAACAAATTCTAGTATTGTTTAATCCCAGTCTTGAAATTCAAACCACAGACAATTATGTTGACTGGACCAGTATCAGCGTGGTAGATCTCAGCAGCATAAATTTTAGTTCAAGAACTATTCCTCAAGGTACAGAAAGTGATATTGATATCTGTACTCTAGATTTTCAAACTCCTATCTGGATCAGTCCGCCCGCCAAGGTCAAGAAAATGGGCATCATTAAAAACATCATCATGAATGTTTTTGGAGAATCAGGTCAACTGTTGGATCTAGAAGATCTCATATTTAACGGTGACGGTGACGGTGCAACCACTCAAATACGAAACACCGTGGATCGATTTGGTGTATTGCTGATCTTGAACAAGGCCACAGGATTCTATGATCTCACAGTGTTAAATGTCTATGAAGCAGTGATAGCCTTGGGTCTAGATGAGACTCTTTACAAAGGCAATCAACAAAGACTAGATTGGTATAAGGTCTTGGAGCTTCACGGTGGATATACTGGTACCAGTAGAATACATTTTACACAACCTAGTGGCTACGAAGTCACTGGTACATTTACAGTAAATGAAATTGATCCCACATATCTAGTGATCGATCTCGATATGGACACCGTACCTTCCAATACAATATCACCCGTTACTGCCATTGTTGATCCCTACAAGTTTAGTCCTATTGAAAAATTTGGAAGTATTGCTGCCATACCTGTAGGCACAAGATATCTAGTATTAGACGATGTCAATCCTAGTGCCAATGTTGGACAGCACGTGGAAGACGCTGGATGGAACAACTTTGATTCTGGTTCAACTGCCTACGATGGCCCAGATGCTTGGAAAGATCTCATAGGCAACGATACAGTGATCAAGGCCAATTCCATAATTCAATGGACTGGTGCTGTGTGGCAAGAAACTTTTGATCCTGCCACTGTTACTGCTATTCAATATTTTACTAATTTGACCACCGGTGTGCAATACAAGTGGGATGGCACACAATGGTTAAGATCGTTTGAAGGTGAATACGCTGCCGGATATTGGAGATTTGATCTAAATGCTTGATAAGTATCTAGATGCAACAACGTGCCGGTTTACTGTTTCTAAGCAAAAATACCAAGAGAATTCTTCTTATTTTAGAAGATGCCAAATGGACTGTGCCTACCTTTGTGAGAAATAGCAGTCTATTGGAAGATGCTGAACCGTTGTTAAATAATTTCTCAGTGGGTAAAATTTTACCCATAGAATTGTATCTCAGTGAGGACCGTGGATTTGAATATGGAACATATATCTGTCTAGTTGATGATGAATTTCTCACAACATCAGCTGCTACTATATGTTGGGCTGCATTGAATCACTTGCCTAAACAATTACATACCGGTTTAAAAAACACGCTGAGCAATACCATAATTCGTACAAAAATTGAAACCATATTGGAGTTAGAAAATGTCAAGCATACTGCAAAAATCTACTAGATTTATCAAAGACTGTGAAAGATATGAATCAGTGATAGCCACCATGCCCGAGGGCAGTGTAAAAAATGAAACTGTGCAATTATTGCAAAAGTTAACCTACAGCATTAAAAAACTTGATAACATGCATCTAGAAATGATATACTCTAGACAGTTACCAACTATGGGCAACGAAATGAAAGATGAAATATCAGATTTGCGAAAAAAATTAGAAACTAGAATCAGAGACTGGGCACAGGCACAGAAAAGTTAAATCTTAAATTAATTATTTTTGCAATCTTTGTCGTTCTATCAACACATTAAGATTGTCTTTGGGCTCAAATTTCAATGTCGGATCATCTAAATTTAGAAAACTAGTTTTATCTAATTGACCTATTGTTCCGTCTATCCAAGTATTAAAAGATAAACTTATTCTATCGGTATCTGCCACAGATCTCATTACAGAATGTTCTAGATAGGACGGAAATATTAATAATGTTCCCTGTTTGATTTCAACAGTAGTGCTATGAGTGTTATATTGATTATATTTGGTAGGAAACATCTTTAATGGGCCCCAAACACAATTTTTGTCTGTGTGAAATTCAATAGGGGCAGGATCTTCTGTAAAATATAGAACTCCGCTGACAATACTGTTTACATGATGATGTTGATAATGATATGCGCCTGTTGTGGTGCGATTCAACCAACTGATAGTAGGAAACAACTGATTAGGTATAGACATTACCTCTCGAGCATATAGATTCAACTGTGTTTGCACAAAATCACATACTCTCGACATTTCAGGTAAATGTATAATATCAAATCTATCCGATCCTACACATCTTCCTGGTTCATCTTTGTATCGAGCATACAAAGATGGTTGTTTTACAAATTCTAATTCTTCGTTGGTAAATCCTTGTATTTCTGCAACAAACAACGGTGTTGGAAATAACGGAATAACTTCGTGGGCCATTGAATATACCTTATTTAAATTTTAAATCAAAGCCAATTATAGTTTTGATTTTGTGTGAATTATTAGGCAACGTATAGTGTAAAATATTACTGGGTACAATAATCATTGATCCTTCGCTGGCTTTAATTTGCTTTATCTCTGTTTGATCAGTTATGGGGTCATTTGTAGGGTTAATGAAATAAGTCGGGCTGTGCAAGGTTTCATTGTAATCTAAATATATGATTCCGGAATAGCCCACACCCGAATGATTGTGAGGGATATGAAAATCTCCTTTTGCATAAGATACTGTCCATACGTCGCCTATATCTAATGAGTCTACTTTAATTTCATTTGAAAATAGTGCTAACTCATTCTTAAAAATTTCAACAAATTCAGACTGATAGTTGTTATTACCTCGATCGCTTGTGAACAATTGATCAGGTTTTCTTATCAATGATGTGATATTAATTTTTTCAGAAATTTTTTCTTTCTTTAATTCCCAATCATTTATATAATATCCATAAAATTTTGTTTCAAATAATGTACTTTGCACTAGTGATTCCTCTGAAAAAATGATTTGATCTTGGCATAATTTCTTACGAAACTATTGTTCATCAATATATAATTTATCGTTAGTTCTTCTTTGCCAATATCAGTTCTGATTTCTAGTTCCAAAGAGTCTTTAGGAACTGCAATTAATTGCGCAAGAGGAGTACCAGCTTTGATTACCGTTTCCTCGTTGAGATTATGCCAAAATACCGGAACATTGATATTATTGATTCCATAGTCACTTGAATAAATCCCACTCAGCGCAGTGAATCGATTTTCATCTGCATAAAACACAGGAGTTTGTATCAACATATAATCATTTGGAATCTTACAGCACCAGCCGGTTATAAACTTTATTACAGATCGACTAGAGTGGTGCGGCCAGTATTGAAATGTTTTAAACAGACTATCTTGATGTTCTTCAATTGCCGGACTGCCGTTAATTTTCTGCTGATCAATGGGAGTACGCCATTGTATTTTATCGTGCGGTGAACCTGCGTTGATATAGATATCTTGCCACGCTCGCACCACATATCCTTGGCTCTGTAGAGTATTGATTCCAGGACAATTAGAAATACTGTGTATAGTATGGCCAAGATTATTTTTTTGATTTTTAAATTCTCTAGCTGCTTCCTGTTTCCAATTATGCACGATTTTATCTGCAGATAAAATCGGCATTGTCTTATCGATGCCAGGTATAGTGGGATAAAATATAATCTTTTGTGCAGTCATGTCTTTGAGTATAACACATTAACACAGATTTTACAAGCAATCATTAACTCAAAACAGAGTTGTTGTCAACACCCCAGACATTTTGACAAATAATTTCCATGTTAATAGAAACTCTATAATCTAAAGAGAATGATTGATGAGGCTGATGGTTAAGATATCCTGGAAAAATAATCAAATCACCAACTTCGGGTTTTATATTATAGATTTCATGAAAGTTATTATCATAAAAACTTAGAGACCCTTGATGTCTATCTGCAGTCTCGGGTATATTCAAATAGTAAACAGCATTAATTACACAGGTATTTAGGTGATTATGGATGCCGCCTTTATAAAAAAATTTATTTGTAACATATCCCCAGCAGTTGGCAAGATTTCTTTGATCTAGTTGTAGTGGACCAAAATGCTGACTGGCAATGCGAAAAAAATCTTTGTATAAGGTATAAAATACACCGGAAGAATCTTTGATTTGAAAATTGTTTCCGGTTGTATAATTAGCCGTTTGGTGTGCTGCTAACACCTGAGTCTTCATCCAATCAATTGGATAAGATTTTAAACCTTGGTGTAGAAATATTGGTAGATTTAAGTCTATTTGATTCATGCAAACAGATTATATAACCCATTCGCAGCTTTACCAATCTGCGCGAAGTTCTGGATTCGGTGTAGCAGGATCGTAGTATTTTAATAGGTCTTCAAATGATTTTTTATGGGCAGCTGATCTTCTTGATACTTCAATAAACCATTCTGCTAAATGCAGTAAATTTTCTTCTCGAGCATCGTTTGCATATTTTATATACATCTCAGCCGATGCTTGCATTTCAGCAGCAATTGCAGTTTCTAATACCTGGGTAATATGTGTAGATGGTTTTCCGGTATCCGGGTCTCCTAACCCACCCAATATGGCTTCTTTTAAATGTCCTTGAGCAAACGTGTGTTTGTCTTCAGCAATCTGTTTAAAATAGGCTGTGGCATTTGCATCTTCATGTTTTTCAGCTACGGTGGCGAAATAATGATATCTATCATTAGATCGTGCCTCGGCAGCAAATGCCAGTTTAAGATTAGCTGCCGTTTTGCCTTCTAAAGGCACCGGTATAGCCAACGGTGTATTTGGATTAAGATCTGGAGGTGCAACTAGTGGTTCTTGGTAGCCTTCTGGGGCTGGTAATATTGTGTTCATGTAAATTAACTCCTAAATGGTTGAAATTATATAGTATATTTATATTACGCACTGATCACAAGAGTGTTATTATTGAAATTACCTTTGATGAAAGTATTAAAAGAAATACTCAATCTTTCATTGTTTGTGGTATTTACAGGCACGCTGTGATAAAGGTTAGAAGGAAAAAGTATTAACATTGCATCTTCAACAGGAATCTGCCATTCTATGCTGTTAAATGGTGTGCGTTCGCTGCACTCAAACTCCATGAAAAACGGTGATGTTAGCCTGTTGAAACAAATAGAATTTTCACTATCTGCAACATTCACGTAGTATACTCCTGAAATCACGCTATTCCTGTGATTGTGCAGATCGTGCGGTTGTCCTTTTTTATTTTGATTTTTCCAAGAATTTGTCATATAGAATTGACAGTCAGTTTTGATCACTTCTCTAGCATAATTGTGTACGTGTTCCATGAATATGTTTTTCAAATCTGAGAATACCGTGTCATCAAGTAGAGAGGAATTAACAGATGTTTGATTGCCTTGTCTACTTATAGAGGTTACATTATTAGTGTCATACGCAATTCGTTCAGGTGCTGATAACTTTCTAAGATTGATTCTATAGATAGCTGCAGGAAAAATTGGAATAATTTGTGGATTCATGATCTCAGATACTTTACAAACAAGTATTTAATACAACAATTTTAGATTCAAAAATAAATCAGCTATTCGATTTATAATTTTAGAATCGAAGAAAAATTAAATACTGCCGAAGTTCTTGATTGTAATGACACCTATCATGCTAGGATGAGCACTGCACTGATATCTATAGTTGCCACTAATACTATCCGGAATTTTCCAGTATAGTGTTCCTGCAGTTTTACCTTGAGCAGATGATTCTGTAGTCACTGTTCCTCCTGCGGTTACGTGAATTAACCCAGTGTTGTAATTGGCGCCTGCACTATCCTGTATCAAGAAAGGATGACCCCCTACATTGAGATTGAATGCTATGGTAGTGCCGTTGATAGCATATATTGTAGGATCGTCAGTAGTGCCATATTGATCAAATCTGTATGCAGTAGCACCGTTGTTGGTAACTGTTAACATTGTAATTGCAGGCAGATAAATTTTGTCTATGGTAGTACTGGCGACATCAGTCAGTGCGGCAAATGTAGTGGCTCCTGAACTTACTGTGCTGGTGATTGTTACAGTGTCTGTGCCAGCATTGGTAGTTATTGAGATACCAGTGCCAGCCGCTAGGGTCAATGTGTCTGTAGCGGTATCTGCTTCAACATTTGACTGTCCAGCCACTGCCACAATGCTAAAAGTATTTTGACTCGAACCCGAATTGGTTATAGTGATAGAATCTGTGCCAGCATCTGTTGTGAGAGTTATTCCAGTACCCGCTACCAGTGTTAGGGTATCTGTGGCCGAATCTGCCACTACTGAACTCTGTCCTGCGACAGCTATGGTGGCAAAACTGTCTGATGTTGCGCCACCAGAAACTATAGCCCACGTGTTATCTCCTCTTAGATACGTAGTAGCATCTCTTGTACCCGATGAGCCTAATCTCAAAACCGGAACCGTGCCGCTGCCTAGATTTGTGGCATTTAGGGCAGTGAGATTTATGCCACTGGCGGCTGGCAGTGTAGCTGGAAAACGTGCATCAGGCACAGTACCACTAGTAAGTTGATTAGCGTTGAGTGCGGTTAAATTAATACCTGAACTTGCAGGTAATGTGGCTGGAAAACGTGCATCAGGTATAGTGCCACTAGTAAGTTGAGTAGCGTTGAGTGCAGTTATTAAACTGCCATCACCACTGAAGTTGGTAGCAGTAAGTAATCCTGCATCGTTGATACTGGCTGAGCTGACTTTGATAGTTGTGCCGCTAGTGCCACTGTATCTAACTATGGCATTATCAACATAGCTACCTAACACAGAATTTACATCGCCTGAACCGCTACCACTTGCGCCGGGTGGTCCTTCTGGTCCTGCTGGTCCTTGCACTGTGGCTGTGGTTTGAACAGTATTATCTGGAAATCTCAAGGTGCCGCCTAACACCAGATTAGGAGTTATGGTTATGGGATTGGCATTAGTAACGTTGAGAGTAGTGTTTACGATGGTTATATTACCAGTGGAAGCCACGGAAGTCAAAGTTATAGTATCAGTAGATGCATTAGTTGTGATAGCAATACCAGTACCTGCTACTAGTGTTAGTGTATCAGTGGCTGTATCTGCTATCACAGTTGGTTGTCCTGCTACGACCAAGTTGGTAAAACTAGGCGAAGTTGAAAAATCAAATCCACTGCTGATCACATTCCAGGCAGTGCCGTTATAACGCCACGATTTTTGATCAATGGTATAGACTTCGTTGAGTGCTGGGCTATTAGGAAAATTTATAGGCATTTTTTAATCTCTGTAAAATATTTATCAACGACCTAATCTCAGTTTTAGACCGCTGGTAATATTGAGATTAGACATAATTTTTCTTGATCCTAGTTTAAATCTAGCGTCAATCTGCCCTTGGTAAATCACTCGAGCATCGCCTCCTTCGAGACTTTCGTAGTCCAACCAATTGGCTGTATTAACTGTGGTTGATTCTGTACCAAAGTAAAAATCGGCAGCGTCCTGTGTTTCTAGCGATTGTAACCAGGTTTTGACTTCCACCCAGGTCCAGTCCCTATTCCATTCCAACACTGTGGCTATAAACCCTGTGGCTACAGGACAGGCAGCACTGGTGCCGCTAAAAGCAGCGTCAGTGGTATTGCCGGAATTGTAACTTAGAGCAGCATAGGTATCGGGTCTTGGCCAGTTTGTGGCATAGCCTCTATTGGCTGCCAAGGTGCCATCTGCAGGGGCATACACATCTATGCTGTTTCCTCTATCGCTGTAAGAAACTTTGGCTTCTTTTGAAGTTTTATAATCGTCGTCTAGTGCTCCAATGTTGATCACAGGATAAATCACTGTGCCATTGGCATCGGTGTATTTGCCGCCTTGTTGGGGGAATCCTCGGCGATTTGTTGTGCCAAATACTGGAATCCCAAACTCACTGAACGTGGAATTGGCCAGCGTTCCTCCAGGAGCATTAGTAATAAAATTGTTGTAGTCAGGGTGACTGCTGTTGACCTGTTTTTGATTGCTGTTACCGGAAGCTGCAACAAAAATTACTCCGGCAGTAATCAGTTCCTCTTGCGCTGTGGTCAGTGAATTTGTTTTCATTTCACTTTTCCATCGGCCGCTATCGCCCTGTGTGCCCATGTGGCTTAACCAATTTATACCTGTTTCAGTGGTGTAGGAAGTGTTGCTTGTTGATCGATGAGTGTAATAATATGTTAGCCCGCCGGGGGCTTTGTCAGCACGATAACCCCAGCTATTGCTTGTTATTGTGGGATTTCTAGTGTTAAAAAGAGTGTTCACTGGCTTCACACTATGGAATATTTTCATTATATCGAATCCCTGTTCTATTCCCGAACCATAACTACCGTAAAGATCCAATACCCATTTGTTAGAGTTATACGCCCACCCTTGTGTTCTTCCATAGGTCAGTGCAGCACAACAAGTTCCGTGGTCGCCTTCGTTAGATAATGCAGCATTAGTACCATTGCAGTTTGCTCTAGTATAATTAGAAGTAACACTCACTGTTCCTGCATTCGCAAACTGTGCGCTACGCAGAATGTTACTTGACCACCACGATCTTGCCACTGACTCCACAGGGACCGTGGTGCCGTCCCATCTAGTGATTAATCTTGTGGCAGGATCAGCATTGAACCAATCAGGATCAATATAATATGGAGCATCTAGAACTAGATCTAATAAATCACAGGTGCCGTTGCCTGGTAGAACATTGCCGCCTGTGTATCCGCTGGGTTTTGGCACAGCAGCAAAAGGACTAGAATCAGACAGAGAATTGTTTTGAAATTCTGGGTGGCCGATCCAGGTGCCGTCATCTGCAACTATGACATCCACGTGCTTGCCCGTGCCGTATTGTGGAATATTGGTATTGACCACTGCGTTGTCAGCCAGTGAATTATCTACCCAAGGATCTAATTTCTGTGTGCATCTATACAGCTGATATCCGGTTCTGTTGACATCCGAAGTATCTGGTGTCGCTGCCAGTGTGCCAGAAGCTTCAAATTCTCTGTAATTTTTTACAGCAGCAGTATATCTGTTTACTAAATCTGGTCTTACTGAATGTAGTTCGTCAGGCGGTGGCGTAAATTCAGCGTAGCGTTTGTAATCTATATTGATAAATTTTATTCTTGAATCAGTTTTCAACAGTTCTGCTTCTGCATCTGTGAGTAGATACGTGCCTCGAGTCAAACTGTGCAATTGGTCATCTACACAGTCTACGGTTCTGTCAGGCACATATTCACTGACTTGACCCGGGCTTGTTAATTCTTCATTTAGCTCATCCCATTCTGCTTCAGTATGAGTTGCCAGTTGATAATATTTTTTTTCCATGGCTTAATGCAGATCTACCCAAGCGCCTCCGGCACGTCCTTGAAACTTGCTTGTTGTGGTATTATAGATCATATCGCCGTTGACTGCTGTTAGAAGATCTCTTGCTGTAGATGTAAAAGATGCCATTTTCAAAGGACTTGCTGTTATCTCTACACGAGTACCAGCTGTTAATTGTATTTCATTATCTGAAAATAGTTCAGGTGTTCCAGATCCCTGACTTGAAAAATTGCCAGTCAGTATGATGTCTTTCACAGTCAATCGATTATTCACTGACAGATCCAATGCAACGTTGACACTGTTATCTATCACAAGATTATTTTGCACTGTGACATCAGATTCATAAATCACTGCGGGCGTAAATATTATGGCAGAAGAATCCGATGAGTCTATGGTGGTCACAGCAAAAGTAATGTTACCTGTGGTGCCACCGCCGATGATCGTGATATTGCCTGAGCTGTCAGAGGTAGTAGTTATGCCGCCTGAGCCGTTGAATTGCACTGTGCTGCCGGTTGGAATAGATCTTGTTGTAGAGTCATCTGCTTGAACATTTAATACAAACGCACCAGCTGACACAGCCGAGGTTACAAATGATGTTGTGGCCAGTCCTGCCGTAGCCGGCAGTGCTGCCACTGTGGAATTTACATAAGATACTGTGGCTAAATTTGTAGTGTCAGGATAGGGAAATACTGGCTGGATCCACTGTTCAGAATCACCGTCGTCATAGTAAACATACAGTATACCAGTATTGGTATCTAGCCAAAGATTGCCTGGACTAGGAGAACTCGGCGCTGTGTCATCTACAGATACACTAGTTCCTCCGCTGGCCTGGCCTGCCCCGTCTTGATATAACACTGTAGGTGCTAAAGGGTCACCTGAATAGTCTGCAGGAAGATCTGCGGTTGCCGGTACCCAATAAGGATTTGTGCTAAGGGCATATTCTGTAATGTTTGATCCGGTTTGCTGAATCCACACAGTATATGTAGTGTTTGCTGCCAATGTGACAGCACCGGGATGCAATGGGTTGCCGGCTAATACGTTACTTCCAACAGCAAGCGATGGGTCCCATGGACCAAGATGTCCGTAGGTTAACATTTGATTTACATCTTGACCAGCAGTCCATGCTGTGCCTTGTTGAATAGCAAAGAATGCTTTTAGGTCAACCCCTACGTATTTTGTTAGATACAATGCTGCAATGCTATTGGTACCCACTGTAAATGTTACATAGTCTTTGTCGCCCGAAATCAAATTGCTATTTACAACAGTATTATGTATGTGAATATTTGGGCCAAACAGTCTAGAGCTACTAGCTAGACTCACAAAGTCTGTTTCTAAAATATTGGACAGATCGCCTTTGGCTAAATTTAGTCCGCCAACGGTGGATCCGTTATAAATTCTAAGAGTATTAGCTGTTTGATCGTAGAAAATTTCACCTCTTAAACCTGATTTTCTGTTAAGGAAATCAGCTTCTCTAGGGATTATTCTCACTGCATCGGATACGGTTATTTTGGCCATTGATGTTTTTATATTAGTAAAGTATTTATTGAAAAATGTCATCTATGTGTCAATAAATATACAATGACCGGTACTATCAAAATAATACAAGATGACTTTTCTATGAGTTCTATTTTTCTAAAGGCCTTAGAATATCTTATAGAAAACCAAAATCAACTATCTGTTGTTGATCAGTCTGTAATTAGACAACTTTGGCAAAAAGAATTTAAATCAACAATTTCTGAAGACTGGAGTTACATTGAATTTCCAAATAGTTTTGATCAATTGACATTTTCACTGAAATTTAGTTAGTTTCATCTACCCATATATTGTTAGTAACGAGCTGTATATCATATTTTGTAAGTAATTTCTGCACCTTGTCCGAAGCATCAACCCCAAAAAATGTCAACGAATGAAAATTTGTTTCTGACAAAACAGGATAGTACACAAGATAAAATTCACAGTATGGATCCCAGGCAGCATATACTCCTATTACACCTGGTTTAAAATATATTTCTTCCCAAACTTCTATGTCTGCAACACTGGGATCCGTAGTAATTTGCAAGTTTTTAGACGAGATATGTTGACAATATTTCTTATCAAATTTGTGATTGAAAATTTCTTCACTGGAAATAAAACGTGTGGTCATAATCAATATTTATGAAATAATTTTCTTGCGCTCTTAAATAGCTAGTGTAAAAGGATAAACAATATGACCGTGATAATAAACAATTTTTTCCCTGGAGAACTACAACCTAGCACAATAATAGGAGGTTGTATTGCTATTTACGAAAATGTTTGGCCGAATCCAGAGAACACTATCAAGATGGTAGAAAATGCAGCGTCTGATTCAGATTCCGGAGTGCATTGGCAACGAGCCGAAACCACCCAGGAAGGAGCAAATCAAACTCACAGAACAAACAAAATGATGGGTATTACACATTTAGCAGGAATTACCAATAACGCTGTATTACAAAATGTCCATAATCAGTTCTATATGTTGTTGTTGGCGGCATCAATTCCCTATGCCAAAAGATTTAATATCAAAGAAGGTCTATGGCACGAACATTATCAAATGTTAAAATATGATCAAGGCGAGGAATATAAAGGTCACTATGATGGTGGGACTCCAATAGGAAGATCAATATCTTGCCTATGCTATCTAAACGACGATTTCGAAGGCGGTGAATTAGAGTTTCCTAATTTTCACGTGAAAATCAAACCCGAACCCGGAATGTTAGTTTTGTTTCCGTCTAATTATGCTTATCTACACATTGCACATCCAGTAACTGCTGGCACAAAATACAGTATGGTAACGTGGATCAAGGATAGAGAAATATAATATGTATTTTCCCTCGTTGTGTGTAGATAATTTTTATAACAATCCCGATGTAATTAGAGAATTTGCTTTGTCTTTGGAATTCAAATCAACTTCTAATATGCCATGGCCTGGCAAAAGATCACCTTCTCTGGATTCTGTAAATCCTGCATTTTTTAAAAATTTCTGCGATAAACTATTTTCTCTAACCTTTGATTTTAAAAAAACCAGCAGTGTTAAATGGGCTGTAGAAACTTACTTCCAAATTGTAGAACCAGATCAATACTCATCAATCAACCAAGGTTGGATTCATGCAGACTATCGGCCATATGCGGGTGTGATATATCTCACTCCCGGTATAGATACAAGCTGCGGCACATCGTTGTTCAGACCAAAAAACCCATTTGACGTGCCTATCAATCTAGAAGAAAAACAAGATATGTTTTTAAATTTTGATAGATCTAAAACTAATTTCTACAATGAAAAGCTAGAGAAAAACAACAGTCTATTTGAAGAAACAGTGAATTTTAAAAACATCTACAATAGAATTATTGCCTATGACGGGTCACAGTATCACGGTGTAAATAAATTCATAGGCCATGATAACAGGCCCAGACTTACACAGGTATTTTTTATCCAAGAAGTAAGTTCTGATTATTTTCCCATTCCTGCATCGAGACAAATACTATTATGAAATTTCCATATTTTTTTACCAAACAAGAAGAAGTGGTGTTAGACTGCTTTACTCATCTCGCACATGCCTACGACTACGCTAAAATTGACTGGGCAATGAAATATGTCCCAGATTGGTGGAAACAGTTGCCATCAAAAGTTCCAGATTCTGATCCCCCTTTGGTAACCATAAAACATTGTAACGCAATTATAGAATACTATAAAAAAGGCATAGCTATTCCTTCATGGTTTGAAATGAACTTGATGGTAAATCCCATAGGATCTGAACGAGAGTGGGAATGGGTGAGTTCTAACGGGGACGTTTCTACTCCTACTAATCATCCAGGTGTGCAATTTCCTGGCTTTGCTGGCCGGCATGGTCATAATGTAAAACTTATTTCTCCTTGGGCAATTAGGACCAAAGAAAATATAAATTTCACCTGGACTGAACCTCTATGGAATATGCAAGACACCCACGGTATTATATCAGTATTACCTGGTCTAGTCAATTATAAATATACTCATGCTACTGAAATCAATCTATTTGTAAAACAAACTGAGCAACAACAAGTTTGCAATATATTACCGTTGACACCATTGGCCATTCTACACCCTATGTCAGAAAAGCGTATCAAAATTGTGCAGCATTTGGTCACGCTGCCCGAATATCAAAGAATATTTGGCATTGATAAATTTGTTATGCGGAGAGATCAATATCGTGATTCTACTCAGATTTATAGCAACAAAAAAAGACTACATGAAAAAATAGAACAACAAGCAAGTGGTTGTCCTTTTCATCGAGGAGAATAAATGAGTCAAACAGTGTATTACAGTCCTTGGAATGACTCAGCTGCCGAGCGTGCAGCCATGTTTTTGGCATTTCAACCTCCGGTGAGTGTGCTAACAGACATGACAAAGAAAATTCAGAGAGAAAATAATCGTGACAATTTTATTAATTGTCCTGCATTTATTAATTCAATCAAAAACACATTTCTTCTTTCAAGTCCAACCAACTGTGCTGTTGAAGTTCACGGAAATACAATTATAGACACAGCAGCTGAAAAACAAATGCTAGGTTATCTTGCTCCTACATTGAAAGCGCCGTCTATGTTAAGTTCATATACTATAAATTTAGGCACTAATTGGATTTTTTTTAGCGAACACGATCAAGAAATAGAAACAAGACATCCCTTCTTGCATCATAGTCCTATAAGTAACTATGGATATTATGTGCCTGGTAATATGAATATAAGTTCATGGTTTAGACCGTTAGAGTATGCTTTTCAAAGTTGGCCCAATGTGCAAGAGTTCAAAGTTACTCAAGGCGATCCTTTGCTTTATGTAAATTTTCCTAGTGATGAGAAAATCGTCCTAAAAAGATTTCGTCTTACTGATGAATTATTCGATGCATCAATAAGTTGTATAAGATTAAAATTTTATTGGCGTGAAAAAAATCTTAAAAAGTTATACAATATATTTCGTGCTTCTAAAATACATAAACATATAATTCGTGAGATTAAAAAAAATATTATGGAATAACCAATTATGAATAATTTAACTACTCAACTTGATTTTAAAAACAACGGATATTGCATAGTTCGATCTGCAATTTCTACAGAACTAAGAGATTTTGTTACTCAATATGCGCTGTTTGACGAAATGCAGGATTTTACTCCGGAAAAGGCCATGATGGGCAACGGAGCTCAGTGTGCTGAAGCTCATTCAAAATACTGTGATCCTGCAATGGAAAGCATGTTGTTGCATCTGCAACCTGTGCTAGAACAAGCAGTGGGATTTTCTCTGTTTCCGACTTATTGCTATTATAGAATTTATAGAAACGGTGACGAACTTACTCCTCATGTAGATAGACCGGCCTGTGAAATTTCTGCAACTCTGTGTTTCAATTTCAATTACAATGTTGACAACGTTTGGTCAATATACATGGGCGGTAATCAAGTAGATCTACTACCCGGTGACCTAGCAATTTATCGAGGCTGCGATGTCCCTCATTGGCGAGAGCCGTTTGATAAAGGTCAAGATGCTTGGCAAGTGCAGGCTTTCTTTCATTATGTAGATGAGCATGGACCAAATGCAGAATGGAAATGGGACAAACGTGATTCTCTAGGTATGCTAGGCTCAGGTCCTAGTCTAGAACTGCTGCAGGAATATAAAGCATCTACTAAACCTAATGATGCTGCGGCTGAGAAATCCTATATAACATACACCAAATGATTGACGGTTGGTTTCCTACACTGATCTACAATGATACATTGAATTTTCAACATAGACAGTATCTTGTAAACAAGGCAAAGACTATATATTCTCAGACTCAGGGTCATACTGTTACTAAGTGGGCGTGTGATACCTACAATACTGTGGGATTTTATGATCATAGATCTGATCAAGACACTGTGGTTCTATCCTTGATTGAACTGCTTCGAACCAAAGTACACGAATTTGGTAAAAACTACGGCATTAATCTTCCCATCGAAACTCTTTACTGCAAAGACTTTTGGTTTAATCTTGCAGAACCGGGTGCTTATCAAGAATATCATCAGCACACACGATCTCATTTCAGTGTTAGTTACTATCTGTCTGTGTTAGAAAATTGTGGGAAAATTCGGTTTAGAAGCATAGAAGCTATGACTGACATGTATACTCTTCCGGTGGAAAGCAATCTTGAAAATTTTGCTAGCAGAAAAACCTGTGCATATGAACCAGTAGAAGATTTGCTTTTGATATTTAGATCTAATGTTCCGCACATGGTGGAAAAAAATCACAGTGAAGATCTCAGGATCAGCATTAGTGCAAACTTTGAATATGCCTAGTGCCGGTATCAATCAGACAGTATGATATTGCCTTCCTGTTTAGTTTCGGTAGGTTGATATAACCACAGATCTTTATCGTCTACCCAGGTTTTTTGCACAGCGACTATCATTCCTAGTTCTTTGGCTCTGTGATATGCGGCCTGCATGGAACCGGGTCCATAAAAACATTCAATATTACCGGGCTTTGCCTGTACCCATTTACCTGTGACAATATAAAATTCAGCGTAGGGTAGATATGCAGCATATAACCCTACGCCTCCAGATTTGTAGCAAATCTGTTCCCAGATTTCTACATCTTCAATCCTCATTTCTCTATCATACTTCCAATTCACAGTAGGCGGCGCATAGGGAACATCATGATCCATCCAATTTTCATCGAACAGTTCATCTTCCCAAGGAGTTATGAATATGTCTCGATAAGTTTTAAAAATCGCCATTAGCTAGGATACCTCACTACCACTAGACCGCTGGCGCCATATCCGCCTCCAGCATACCAACCAATGTTTGGAGCCCAGTATGAGCCAGCACCACCACCTGCACCGGAATTGGCAGTATAGGCATGAGTAACACCCCATCCTCCACGAGGATCTTGACTGTATGAGTAGTAACTGTATCCCCAATTTGGAGCACTGCCGTGTCCTCTGCCGCCGCCATCGGCTCCGTCGCCACTATACTCTGATGAGTTTCCTCCACCTCCGCCTCCACCTGCTCTAGCTACACTAGTACCTGTGATTGAGCTAGAAGTACCCCTTCCGGCTTGCACACCAGAACCTGCCGTAGATGCACCTCCACCACCATACCCTGACCAATAATAACCGCCTGGTGCACCGGGATTACCTTGGCCGGGAACACCGCTACCAGCGCCATATCCTGCGGCCGATCCGCCGCCGCTGCCGCCATAACCACCGGCTGAGCCGTAGTAGTAGCCCCCCTGACCGCCATAGACGGCTGAGATTGGTCCTAGGTTACTAGGACTACCTGAAGTACTGCCGTTGTAGGGATATGGACCAGCGCCACCACCGACCGTGACAGGTGTTGTTCCGCCGAGTGGTGTGCTACCGCTGAGATAGCCTCCTGCACCACCTCCACCATTGCCGTTGGTACTTACTCCCATTCCGCCGCTGCCGCCACCGCCAATTACTAGATACTCTACAGTAGCACTTGTTGGCGCAGGGCCCTTTAAGGCAATTGCTGAATTTTTGTACTTGTCTTTGACTTTGACAGTTATCTCGTGTTCGCCTACAGTGGTAAACATGTGTATGGTATATCCACCAGCAGTGTATACTTTATCTCCACCGGTGATTTCAAAAATAGATTCCGAAATTTCTTTTTCGGGCTGTTGAACATTTGATTGACTTCTTATTGAACTGATAAAAGGCATATATTTCTCCTATGCTTAAGATATTACAAAACTCGAGCTGCCCGACGTGTACGAGTGGATGTTAAATCCACCACTCGTGGTGACCGACCCGCCCGAAGCGTTTAAGGTGCCGGCGGAAAATGTGTTAACAGCAAACCAAGTGTCGGTGCTGCGTTTTCTACACAAGATCTGTTCATTACTAGAAAACGCACCGGATGCTATTCCGGTGATGGTTACTCCAGAGCCTGCTTGTAAAGTTACAGCGCCACTGTTAATTCTAGCTATGCTGATTACTGTGCCTATGGGATACGCCACACTGCTATTGGGGGGTATAGTAACTGTTGCTGTGCTGGTGTTGTTCATGGTTACAACTTTTCCGGCATCATCCAGCACACAGGTATAACTGCTTGTCTGCACGTTTTCTACTGCATAACTTGTGGCCAGGCCTGCTACTCTTAGCTCTGTGATACTTAATGTGCCTGTGCTAGGCTGAAATGTCAATTTTGAAGAGCTACGTCTAATACCGGTGATTGATCCATCTGTGGTAGCTGTGGTCAAAGTCACAAAGTGTGTGGCTGCGTCGCTGGTGTTGTCTACTAGATTCACTCCAGCAGTAGCCCAACTTATTGTCCCTGATCCATTGGTTGAAAATAACTGTCCACTTGAGCCGTCTGTGGCAGGCAGTGTCCAGGTTATGTTTGATGCTATGGTAGCTGGAGCTTGAAAAGCTACCCAATTTGAACTATCTGAATCTGCAAATCTCAAATCGCCTTGAGCTTGTATCTGTGCATCACCGGCCACTTTGAATATACCAGTGCCGGCAGGATCTATAGTAATGTCTAGATCGTCAGCAGCAGTTAGAGTGGTGTTATCTATATTAAAACCACCAACTCCCGAGCCGCCTGCTGTTCCTGCTGTATGTTTTCTACCCATGGTATTCTCCTAGTTACGCGGTTGCAGTTTCAATGCCATAGACTACTGCATTAACACTAGCAGCACTGGAACGTACTACTAGTAATTTTCCAGTGTCCATGACGATACCGGTGCGTTCTAGCACACCTTTAGGGGATAGACTCACGTCATATTCCAGCCATTCTGCGTCTGATGGTGTAGCACTGCTTGCTACTGCTATTCGTATCAGTGCTGCACCTACGCCTCGATTTACCACACTGACTGTTGCCACTGTGAATGTTGTAGCAGGCACTGTATACACTGTTGTCAGTGTTACCGCTGATAGATCTGCTGTTCCTAATCTTCCTGTTGCCATAATTTATTTCTCCGTTATATTTAGTTCAAAAAGTAATTGAATGCCAAAGGTATTCCTATAACACCCCCTCTGAATTCAAAGACTGCATTCATTTTAATTGGGCCTGTTGTAGTAGTAGTGATAACGTTTGAACTGATAAACACACTACCTGCTGTGATTGAGTTAACATTTAAACTTGCGCCACCTCCGCCAATTTGTCCAGCAATATAAGCCTTGATAGCTCGCTGTGTAGGCACTATGTTGTCCGAATCTGCTGTAAAGAACGGATCTGTGGAAAATTCAGTAATTGTTGCTGATCCACCACCTAGCGTCACGTTGCCCAAATTAAGTTCTTGCAAGCCTGAAATGTTAAATGCATCGGCGTTTAGCGTAGCAATACCAGTTGACTGTTCAATGGCAAACAAATCTCCCACTCGGAAGTTTCCGTCCTGGTCAGTTGATGTAAAGAACACCCTGCCGCCGCCGTTATCCACTGCTTCATTGGCAGCGATAGTGGGCTGAGTAGCTAGTCCGGGGTAATTGGTATCAATAAAACTGCCTGTGCCAATGTCCAAGAAATCGTGTCCGGTCAATCTAACCTGACTGTATCTAATCCTAGTTTCAACACTAGTTCCGTCTGTTGGCGCTTCTGACCTAGTCAGCTGTGGGCTGATTTGGAAAAATGCTGTGTAGCCTCCGTCGTTTAATCCCAAGAATGTAACCACGTTGACCAACTTGAACGTTCTGTCAGGTAAATGACTGAACACCACATTGGCTCCGGGCACTGGTTGAACGCTGATTTGTCTCATGGCCACAAACGAACCAGGTTGGAACAGATTGGAATAACCGTCTCCTTGATCTACTTCTCCACTGCCTGTGACATACGATGCACCTCTGTTTACAAAACTTGGATTAGCCAACACTCCACTGCCTGTTCTTACTGTCACAGGAGATTCAAACGTGTTGTTAGGATCGGTAAATGTGATTGTAGGCACAGTAGCGTAGCCTGATCCAGGTTCTGTGATATTGACCTGGAACAATTTGTCTGCAGCCACTTTAGCACGACCTCTAGCGGTAGCGCCGGTTCTAATATAAGTAGCTACATCGCCTGTACCACCGCCAACTCCCACAAACAAACCGTATCTATTTCTGTTACCAAAAGTAATTGCTGAAAAGCCGCTGGCCGCTGTAGAAGTAGTTCTAGTTGTCCATGTTACTCCATCTGGTGATGTGGCTGCTGCTGTGGTTGTGCTTACAGCAAGGAATACTCCTTGACCGTATGTGACTTCGGTCCATTGTGCTGTGGCAGGTAATGTACTAGCTGTCCAAGTAATACCGTCCAAACTATATGCAGCTACAGTTCCGCTGGTATTTGAAACAGCAACAAATCTATTGTTACCATAGGCAATACTGTTCCAGTTTGAGCTAGAAGGCAATGTACCTGCTGTCCAAGTGCCTGTGACTGTAGTTGAAGTGGCATAATTAGTCACGTTAGTACCACTCTTGATAGTAACAAATCTGTTTTTGCCGTAGGCAATAGCAGTGAATCCAGTTGTGGTCAATGTGCCTGTTTGATCCCAGATTTCACCGTCATTACTGATTCTCACTGTGGTTACATCACTACTGACTGCCACAAACTTTTGCTTGCCAAAAGCTACATCAACCCATGTAGCAGAAGTCTGCATGCTAGTTGCTGACCAAGTGATACCGTCTTCACTGTATGCGCCTGTGGTGTTAGCACTGGTACCTGCTACTGCTACAAATTTGCTGACCTTGCCTACTGAGGATCCATCGTCAAAAAGACCTGCAGCCATTGCAGACCAGTTTGCTGCGCTTGGCATCAAACTAGTTTGTGAAGTCCAATTAACGCCATCTTCTGATGTTGCACCAGCGGTAACTCCATTGCGTAGAGCTACATATCTACCGCCTATACCGTAACCAGTGTGATCAAATTCTAAGATAGCGCCTGTGGTAGAATTTACTGCGGTGATAGTGATTACCAGATCATTAGCCGTTGTGGTGCCGCCAAGGCTGGTGCCTAGTATGGTTATAGTCTGTAGTCTAGAATAACCTGTACCAGCTCCTTGAATAGAAGGTATGTATTTCCATCCATTGCGTATCACTGTAAATGTGGCTCCCGAGCCGGCGCCCGTATAGGTGCCTGTGACTGTGGTGTACACAGCAGCAGTTTCACCGTATTTCACTGCGGTCCAGACACCTGAAGTTGGCAGTGTTGCCGCTGTGCTGGCATATCCAGGTGCCGCAAATGTTACTGTAGGTTCAATAACATAGGTAGTAGAAGCATCTGGCGCTACAATTGCGGTACCTGCTATCAAGTGATCAAATCCTGCGGTGCCATCTGATTCTTTGACCAGTCCCGCCAACTTTGTACCTGAATTATAAGTAGTAATTATACCAAATTGTCCTGCACCTGCGCCGCCTGTAAGCACAATTTTCATACCTATATAGGCAGTGCTGGACTCACCGTCTGTGGCAGCTATGGTTACAGTGGTTGATGTTCCGCCTTGAGCAGTGCTGGAAGCAGTTTTATAACCAAATCCGCCAAGATTTCCTTCTGCTTCTGGAGCATTTGTGCTGTCGTCAACTAGGTCCAACATGCGAACTTCAAACACCGCCTCGTCACGGAATTCATCTGCTTCAACAATAGCGCCTGTGCCGCCGCCTGTGAGAGTGTAAGTGACTTCTGTATAGTCAATGCCTGCGTTGGTAAATTCTAATTGTGTCAGTGCTGATCCGTCAGTGATCACACGATCAATCTCTGCGTCAAATTGCAAGCGGTTGTCAACTATGGCTGTGCCGGCAGTTTCACTTGCGTCAAAGCCTTCTGCTACTGAACCAAAGTCTCCGTATGAGTTGTTGCCGTTAGTTGCTCGTATACGTCCACCGTTTTCTGCTAGATATGCTATGTGATTGTAGTAAGCAAACACAGAAACAAGTTCTGCACGACCGTTATTGGTAATCCAGGCGCCGATACCGTCGCTGAGCACCTGTGTAAAGTCATTACTAACTATAGAATCGTTACCACCATTATGTAATGCACCGTCAATTTTTTGACCAACACAGGCTGTACCCAATGTGGTCACACCCTGTACATATGGCGAACGTGTTATAATCCAAGTGCGATAATCTTCTGGACCCCAACCTGGATCCAATGATGCATATGCTCCTGCACTCACTCTAGAAGTACCGTATTCATTTTCAGCTAGTAGATCACCTGTAAGTCCTTCGAGTGTATGATCTCGTAGACCGGTGCTATCTCTGAGATAGTACATATCTTCTTCCAAGCTGCCCATTACACTGTTTGCATAGTATCTGGCTGCGTATCTGGATTTGTAGTTGCCTGGATATTTTAGATCATACTTGAGTGCATCAATATAGGTGTTAACGTCTCTGAGACAGGCTGTACTGCTATAGTAAAGAGCCACTGTCATTGAACCACTAGCATTGCTAGCAATATTAAACGCTGTGTTTGAATTTCTTGTGGTAGCAATCTTAAAGGTCGTTGAGCTAACCACATTTTGTACATAGTAGGTAGTAGTTGTGCTGATTCCACCAAATACAGTTCCTGTAAATCTAATAGCTGCATTACGTTTCATCCAGCTAGTGCTAGTACAGGTGAATACATCTGTGGCTGCTGTAGCGGTTGTAACTGTGGTAGTGTATGTTGAGTCAATATAAGCATCAATTTCTGCTACTATATAATCTCTGTTGCGCTCTAATTGCAACACAGCATAGTCAACCATTCTATTGCCTGTGGCACAGCGACTGCCTTCATTAGTAGCACCGTAGACAATGTCATCCAACAGTGTCATCAATGTTTCAATACGAGCCTGTGCAGTTGCATCGCCACCTACGTTGGCCAGTGCTTCTGCCTTGGCATTAGCTAATGCATCTCTAGTAATGGTTTTTTGATTGCCTACAAATACATCTGATGCTGAAGCTCTTAGATAACTGTATGCTGCTTCTCTAGTTTTAAAGTTGCTGTTGAACATAAAGTCAAACATCACAGCTTCTAGTATCAATCGAGTATCTCTAATACACTTGGTTTGGAGATATCGAATCTTAGGAGTAACCCCATCAGTTTTGTAGGCACTTGGGAATATTGCATTAACAGGTGATCCGCCTGATGATAAGCAAGATACAATAATGGCTGTTATGTTAACAATATCACCCGCTGCTAAATTGTGTGTTGCAGTAGTTACTACCGCATATCCTGTGGAGTTATTATAGACAAAGTTGCTAACTGCTAACTCTGTCCCGCTGGCTTTAGTTACAATTCCGCCACTAACATAGGTATGTGCTAGAGTATGC